TGCAGAAGTTTTGCCTTTGGCGATGTTTTTCGCATGTCGCGCTTTGAATGATGCGCGTTTTGCTTTATCAGCAGCTGACTCACCTTTACGTGGCGGCTTTGGCTTTGCACCTTGCATCCCAAACCGAATCAGCTTTGGTTTGCCGTCCGCCTTCACCACTACAGCGTGGCTTTTGCCGCTGGGATGGCTTGGCGTTCGAATCGGCTTGTCATAGCCGTCAAACGTATGGCCGCCGCGCTTGATGCTCACTTCTTTTTTGGTGCTGACTTCAGCTGTGATCGACGCTTTAAGACTGGGTTGCCTGTCGATTCTGATTTGAGTTTGATCACTGGATCGTCAGCAGTGCCGACCCTGACGATGTTGCCGCCCCTTGGCCCCTTGATGACAGCTCTGGCCCCGCCCATTGCGGTAACAGTGCCAAACGTCCGTTTCCCTTGATAAACCCAGCTGACTCGCTGCCCTTTTTTCACTTCTTCATTCCTTTCTTCATGCCTTTTTTGGTTCCTTTCTTCATGCCTTTCTTCATGCCCTTCTTCATGCCTGCTGAATACTTCATTTGAATGGCTCCCGTTGCTTTGATTCTAGGGTTGCCCGTACCGTGCCTTGAGCTGCTTCAACGTCAGCTCTGAGCCATCACCTGCAACAAACTTACGGATTGCATCCTCTGGCCCGTACTTCTTTACCAGCTTGTTCCAATAAGGGATCCTGCTCGGCCCTAAAACATCGCGCTTCACGTTGTCGCCTTGTTCCTGTAACCATTCCCCATAAGACTGATTCGCTGGAACCGTCCGCGTCTTTGCTGCTTTGCTCATCGGCCCTGAGATGATGCCCGGCCTGCGTATAGCGCTAGGTGGTGGCTCAGGCATCCCAAGCGCTGCATAATCGATCTCTGGCACGGTCGTCGATCTGCAGTTATGAGTTAAAATGGAGTCAGCACAGTAAGTGCCGCTCTCTGTCTCAAAGTTGTAGACATGCCCGCTAAATGGTTCCCGGCCAATCCAGCAGACCTCGACCTGATTGTATCCCTGTTCGATGATGGTGTCGGCGTTCACGGCATCGCGAATCGATTCGGCATCTCGCCACGTCCCATTGAGCGGATCATCTTGGAATCCGGTCGCAAGCTGAGAAACAGGAGTGAACAGCAGTTCGCCCGCATGTCTCGCGCCAGTGCAGCTGAACGCAAAGCCCTTGCCTCCGCTGCCAACATTGCAAAGCGCGGACTGCCCAACAGTGACGAAACTTTGTGCCGCATGGCTGCTGCCCGTTGCCGCAAAGTCGGACCGCTTGAATCTAAAGTTCAGCAATGTCTTGAGAAGTCTGGGATTGACTGCGAGAAGCAGTTCCCCGTCGGCAAGTACAACTGCGATTTGCTCTGCACTCTGGGGGCTAGACGTGTCGCCGTGGAAGTCTGGGGCGGAGGTTGGCACTTTTACGGCGAACACCGTCGCAGATTCACTAAACGCACGGAATACATCCTCAGCAGTGGTTACGACATGGTGTTTCTGGTCATTCACAATAATTTCAGGTGGAATGACATTGCTCGCAAAAACCTTGTCGCCAACATGTACGAGATTGGCAGGCTTCCATCCAGCACTTGTCAGTACAGGATGGTTTGGGGTGACTCTGAGAACTTGACCATTGGTGGTCTTGATGACATAGAGAAAGCCTTGATAGCTCCGACGGTAAACCGCCGCGATGCTGCCACTGGTCGTTACGTGAGCGTCCCCAGGTAAGCAGTTGAAATGTTGCGGGGGTAATGGCCCCTTGCCGTACTCAAACACTTGTTGATCCAATGCCCTGCAGCGTGCGGAGGTTCGTGAATCCAGCGTCGCAACGTATTTATATTTCTCTGTGATCTCAGCGTTGGCCTTGTAGGTGGCCTGGCTGATCGAATTGGCCACCTGATTGACGCTCGTCCGCACCAGCGTGTTCACCTGATGATTGGCCACTGCTGTGAGCTGGCCCCCTGCCTGCGCTAGTTGCCGAACCGATAGCGGCCCAAAATCAGCAAACTTCAAACGGCCCTTTAGGCGCCTCGCCATTTGGGGTCCTGAATCACCTGCCAAGAATCCAGACTGAACCGTTTTGGTGAACAGCTCAGCTTGAGATTCAGCGATTCCCCTGAATGCTTTTGATACGGTTGAGCCATTGGGCAAGGTGATTTGAGCGCCCTGCGTTGCCGTCAGCCTGAAGGTTGCCGGTGATGGGCCTACTGCTGCCAGCAGGTCATCAGACAGAACGTTCATGCCGATCTCAATTGGGTCTGTCATCACAACAGCACGGGCAAAGGCTGGATCGATCTGCAGCGCTCTGACCTGGTCGATCATCCGTTCTGGGACCATCTCGAGCAGCTGCGCCCGGATGAATTGCTCTTCAAATGTGGCTAGGCCCTGCAGCTCCCCGGCCAGCAATGCGGAGCTTTCGCCGGCCCAGTTATCGAGGCTTGCCCGTAGCTGCCTGATGATCTCCCTGAGTCTGGTTTGACGGTCAAAGGCTCGCTCATCCTCGACCAAGACCTGCAGGTCGGCGACAGCCTGCAAAATCAGACGGTTGTAAGCAATCGCGATCTGTTTTGCTTCAGCATTGCTGAACCTGTTCAGGTCAACAGCATGCCGATAGAACTCAGACGGGGTGCTCATTCCTGCAGGCCACCGGCAGCCGTTGCCTCAAGCTCCTCCTCGAGATCAAAGTCATCACCAAGCACTTCCCCCGCCTCAAGCTGGGCCAACAGGGTTGATTGCGTGATGGTGCCGGCCAGGTAGAGCTCAAGCAGCGCTTTAATCTCGCCAGGGTCCATCCGGGAGCCCATGAAATCACGGTTGATCAATGCGCTGCCGGGTGATGCGTCGTTTAGATAGGCAGCATGAAACCGCAAGCAATTGTCAATCATGTCCTGCATGTTTTGGGCAATCACCATCATCGTTGAGTCGCCTTGGCTGCGGTCGATCCTTTTTGACTCGGCTGTCTCGGCTGAGAGCTTCTGGCCCAGCACACTGGCCAGACCTAGCTCATTGATCTGCTTTTCGATCTGATCCAGCCGCTGAAACAATGCATTGAAGCTGGCCCCGCTTGGCTCGATGTATTGCGCGGATGCGCCTTCAGGCAATGCAAGCGCTTCGTTTGGCCCCGCGCTGATCTCTTCTGCTGATTGCGGGAACCCAAAAATCGCCAACATCGGAACGCTGGCGACGTGAAGAATATTATCTAAATCTGATTGAACTTGATACGCCTTGATGTTTAGTTCACCAATGTCTTCCATCGGTGGCTTTGATTGCAAGTAATTGACGCGGCTGCTGTATACAACTGAAAACGGTATTTCGCTAAGGCTTGTTTTGCCTTCTTCAAATAATGTGTAGTCTTTCTTCTCATCTTGCCTAAATAGCTCGTAATACCCTGGCGTCAATACTCTCACCTGACTAACTATTTTTTCGCCGTATTCTCCATCAGGTTCTGTCACCTGCTCTTTCAATCTGAGCTGGATAAGTCGAGGCTTGCCGTCTTGCATTTCAGTGCGCCAGCCCAAGATGTCCCTTGGGGTGTAGGCGCACCAGTACGGCCTGCCGTTACCGTCTGATGGTGCATCAACTAAAACGCCAGCATGGCCATAGCGGATCGCCTTACGGGCTGTTTCATAGACCCAAGTGTTCAGGTCATTACCCTGCCGGTCAACGTCGAACAGGTCCTCACGAATGCCATCTGAGATGGCAATCAGCTTGACGGGCTTGCGCGTAAGCATCCCGGCCAGTAGCCGCTCCAGCCTGACGTAATAGGGCTGCAGCGTGCTGCGGAGCAGCCTGTTTTGGTAGGCGTCGTCTGTCTCTCGCGGCTCCTGCGGGAGATATTTACGGCCCTCCTTCCTGATGCCATAGGTGCCCGTCAGCAGGCATTCGATCAGCTCCCAGTGTGGTTCTTGATCGATCCATGCCTGATTCGGGTCATAGACATTTACGACCTTTGACGTTTTAGTTCTATTTCGTGCCGTTGATTGATAGCCCAATGCTGTAGCCGCCTTTTGCTAACAGTTTAGGCCGGCTGATCTTTGATAATTTTGGCACGGCCATTTGCATCAACTTGAATCAGCTGATGCTTTCGCGGTTCGCCGTGTTTCGGCTGCAGCAAACGGCCAACAGCGGTTACGACGGGCCGTGTCATGCTGTTGCCTCTTCGCCTTCGCCGTCCTCGGCCAGCATTTCAGCTACGGCAAGCCCTGAGATGATGTCGTTTTTGGCTAGTTCCAACGCGCCGACAAGCTCGATCACGCTGAGCCCTTCAGTTTCTGCGATGAGGTCGTCGAGAGCGCTGAGAAATTCTTCCATGATGCTGGGGGTGGATTCGGCTTTAACCTAGCAAGAGGCATCAAAACAGGCATGAACGATCTGGACGTAAGCCCCACTGCGGACGATTGCGTGAGAGTGTGCCTGACAGAGGAAGGGATCACTAGCTGTTGCAACGTGTCATCTTGGCACCTAGTGGAGTCGCACCGTAAGCAGCTGCAGAATGCGAACGCAAAGAAAGCAGCGGATGCGTATAGGCATTAAAAAGCCCCAGCGGCTCGACTCGCTGAGGCTATGAACCCACCTTGACCAATGGAACCTGAGAACCCCTTAACTCAGGCAACGTGCTGAGCGTAGCAGGTCAGCCAAAGCGGCGTTTGCCTGTGCGGCGTTTTATCACGCTGACTTTTGAAGCGCGACGTAACGGTGCAGGCTTGCCAAAGAGTGATGTCTGGCTAGCCCCAGTATCACGGACCCTTGCCCCTTTGCCCCCTCCGCCACCAGTGGCCCTTAAGGATTTAGTTCTGTCGTACTTCATATTCATGCGAACGCGGCCTGTTACGTCATTCGCTCGCTGCTGGAAACGGCTAGAGGCTCTTGCTTTTGACCTAAACGTCACCTTGCCTGCGGTGCCGGCAGGGCGTGCTCTCAAGGCTGCATCGCGTTGTTTTACCGCTGATTTGAACGCTGAACTGTCAGGCTCCACCCTGAAATATTTAACTTTTGCTTGAGTTGTCTTAAGTCGATTTGCCCTTGTTCTCGCGTTGTCCGGGGCTTTCCTTGACGGTCCGCTCAGCTTGATTTTTGCGGTTGACGCTGGCATATTTTGCTCGGCTGTATTTTTAACCTGAGCACGTATATTTGACGCGCGATTAAGTGAACCACCAGTAGCAAGCTTCTCAGCCGCTTTGTTTTTCGCACGAAGGCTCGACTGCCCTAAATCATTAAACCGGCCTGGCTTGTTTCGGTTTGGCTTCTGCGTGCTGTATTTGATTCGAGTGTTGATCGATGACTGAACTGATTTGATCTTGTCCGCCCGGCTTGCGCCTGATGAGTTAAGGGCAGACACACCGCCAGCTTTACGGCTGAGGAATCTTTTGGCCCTTACGGCCACCTGAGCGCGGTTCAGCGCCTTAACGCCTTGCCGCGCTCCAGTTGTTGTGGAAACTTTGTTTAATCGATCCGCGATTCTTGAAACCTTGTCAGCTGAGACTTTTTTCGACTTGCGCTTCGCTGCGGCTGGCTTGCCGGTGGCCCGTGCGCTATTGGCCGTTACGCTTTTTTTTTTGGCGCGTGCTGCCGTGAGCTTCTCGCCTCTCTTGATTCGAGCCTTTAAGACATCAGGGTTTTGCGTTCGTGTTAGCCGTGAAGTTGTCTTATACGAAGCGCTGATCTTTCCGCTGTAAATATCACGAGCCCGCTTTGCAACAGATGCGGTGCGTGATTGTTTGGCGCTACCAAACCCGTCACCCTTGGCTGCATAGGCTCTCCTTTCGTTGCCGTAAGCCCTCTGGATGCGTGCAAACTCCCTTGCTTTTTGCTTGCTACGTGGGGCTTCCGCACCTGCCTTCGGCGCTGAAGTGGACCGCCGGCGCTGCATGTTTTTGACTTTGGCTGATGCGCTATTTGCCATCCGCCGTTCCTTAGCGTCTGCGCCTCTCAGGTCTGCATTCCTCATTCGAGCGTCGCCGCTGGCACGCTTGTAAGCAGCTTTTGCCTTATTGGCTGGCGCCTTGCTGGTTCGTGCGGCTGTCGGCTTAGATCGTGCTGTCGGCTTCGCCGCTGCTTTGCTTTGCGCTAACGGTGCCGCATCTAGCCTCTTTTGCGTTTTGGCAAGGAATTTTTTCTGACTGGCTACTGATTGCGACCGCTTCAGGTCTTTACCGGCTTGCACTCGCCCTGCATATTTTTGCCCCTCAGATCTCGGCTTGGCTTTTAAGGCCCCTGAAGGCTTGCCGCCGGTCTTTGCTTTTACCGTTTGAGCCGCTCTCTTCTTGCCGCTTGCAGTTTTCAGCCTGCCTCCCCGAGCAGTGGCGCCAGTCGTAGCAAACCGCCCACGATTGTCACGGACGTACTTCCTGCCAGACCTACCGCCGCGCTTGGCCATTGTTCAATGTTTCGTTAATACAGTCTAATGCCGGTGCCACGGCCAGCCCTGCGATGCAATGGGTTCAGCTCACGCCAGACCAAGTACCCGGCGGCGTCATTCATGTGGTCATGCCCAGATTCTTTGTCGGGCTCCTGCCGTTCGTTATATGCCTGCAGCTCGAGGCATTCGATCAGCTTTTTGCATCGGGGGTTGATCTGGATTCTGATCTCACCTTTCCCGTTCTCCAAAGCACCTTGAACAGCAGAAACCCGATCAGCCACCCTCGGATTTGCTTTAGGTGATTGATTGCTGATGCCATAGCTGGCCAATATCTCCAGATCGGTTTTAGTCGCATTTGTGGAGCGGTTGCCACCTGATGCGTCCGGGTATCCGTAGAGCGTTCGGCCTGGATAACGAGCGCAGAGCTCCTGTGCCAAGGCGTCAGTGTCATGGGCGCCGCTGATCTCATCGATGAAATGCAGCGCATTGGCTGACCGGATCGCGATTACTGCATTCATATTGCCCACATTGAAATCAATGCCAATCCTCAGCGGCTCTTCACCTAAAGGGTCATCGTTGACGTCTGAAACGTGTTTGGCACGGTCAAACCTGTCGTAAACGGTGCCGGTCGCCAGGTTCTGATAGATCCCTTCGAGGTAGGCACGGCATTGCTCTTGCGTGTAGCGGCTCAGCAGGTCATCAACAAAGCCCGGCCTGAGATTATGGGCATTGTCGGCGGTCTTCATCCTGAGCAGCGCTCTGCGCTTGCCCTCCCGGGCTGCATCAGTGCCAAACGTTTGGTAATGAAAACCAAAGCCTTCTGGCGTCGAATAACAGTGGAGCTGGTTGAAGTTCCCGACCCTGATACGACCCAGAATCTTGTCATAGGCGCGCTGAGCGATTGATGCCTTCGCGGTATCAACCTCATCGATGATTGCGAAGGCCCAATCGTCACCAACGATCCGCTGATAATTCTCAAACGAGAGCCCGAGGATTGTTGAATCACCGCCGGGGAAGTGCAGCGTGTGACTAACGTACGGCGCCACCCTTGGGGTGTAAGGGATGCCGAAACTGTCTAGGAAGTCCTCGAACTTTGGTGCCCAGATGCGGCGGACCATATCGCTGGTTGGTTCCATCACGCAACCAACAAAGCCTTGGTTCAAGGCAGCCATCTTCACGGCAACCGCATGGGCGCAATAGGTCTTGCCGCTGCCATAGCCAGCGCTGATGCCGATTTCAGGAATGCTGTTAGGTGATCCGCCTTGTGATGTAGCGATAGCGCTTAAGCGCTCAACCTCAAAGGCGTTGAGCTGGCCGGGGTTAAGTGTTGCCGCGATGCGTTGCAGCAGGTCATCAACATCAGCCAATGCTGAACGGGTGCCAACGGCTTCAACCTGCAGTTCTGCCAGCCTGGCCAGTACCGGGTTATCCCTCTTCATTCGGCACTAATTCTTGGCCGGTTTTGGCTTGGATGCGTAGCAATACGGTCCGCTCTTGTTCTGGCGTGAGGTTTGCCTCAGCGATGGCTGATACTGCAGCTTCAATGCCTTCATTTCTTGCGCGTGTGACGGCTGCGTTGTCGCTGTAATGCTTGCGATATGACGGGCTATGGGTAAGCATCCATTGCGCCGATTTACTATCACCATCTTGAGCGCAACTGGTGATGATATTTATGAATTTATGAGCACCGGCTGCACGACCTTCATTAAGGGCTTGCAAAAGTTGTATTTCCTCTTCTGTAGGATCGGTGCCTTTTGCATTACGAAGCCATAGCGTAATGGCCTCATAACTAACACCAACTGCTGCGGCGATATGTTCTAATGCTGCGCCATATTCTGCAAGATGACGAACAGCTTCGATTACTTTTGAGTTTAGCTTGTAATGCCGCCGTCTTAAGTTTGCCATTTTAAATAACTATTGCGGAATATTATAGCGCAGGCTCAATGGTAGCCCAAGTTCTGCCTGAGCGAATTTGGCGGATTGCATCGACTGAAACGTCGTATTGAATCGCGAGTTCATATGGAGTGAAGACATTATTTCGCAAAAACTTTTTGATGTCAGCGACTTCAAAGGGCTGAAGCTTTGCGCTTTTTGGCGCACCGTAGAGACGCTTCCTGTTGATGGGAATTTCAGGTGTGATCACCTGCTCAGTCCTGAACGGATGATTGCAGGATGGGCATCGACGGTAACGAATGCGGATATCAACTTTGCGCCTGGTGCATGTGGTGCGAATGACGGGCTCACCGCAGTTTGGGCAATCGATTGGCATTTGTGTTTTAGGGGTGTGAATGGCCGGGGGATGGATCAGCCCCAGCAGCTGCCCTTTATTTCCGCGTCACGCGGTTTTGTAT